ATTGTGAAGAGCTTAAAGCAGGCAGCACAGCTTGTAAGTGATGTTGACACAAAAATACAGCTCATAAAGCTTGCCGACGATGCGCAAGAGTTGTCGAACAGATTGCAAGCAGCAAACGAAAAAGTACAGCGACTTGAAGTTGAATTAAAACGTCGCCGCGCGCTTTATTATTGCAACGGTGCGTACCACTTGAAAGAAAGTGACGAGATACAAGAAAAGCGCCCGATTTGCGATAACTGTTACATTACGAAAAATTGGATTTCAATTATTGGCATGTATTACAACACGGCAATGTGCGCAAACTGCGGAAAGAAGTTTGTGGGCTTGAAGGTTGCAGATGTTATAGAAAAAGGGTTTGTTTCATTTTAATTGATGTACAACGCTTGATTGCTTCAAGCGGTAAAGGCAGCAGCATCACTTACAATTCCTGTTATTAAAGAGCTTGCACAGCAGGAAATAACAAAGCTTTTACAATAAAAATATTTTTGAAAACTCATCCTCTTATCTTGCATTATATATCTAACACATATATAATATAGTTATAAGTTGAAAGACAAAAGGAGGTGAGAAATGAATGTTTTAGAAGAGATAATGATTGCGGTTGTCGCCGGTATTATTGTTCACTATGCAACAACCGCAATCGACAAGCATCTAGCTGACCGTCAAAAGAAAAGCAAGTAAGGCATAGCTAGAAAGCAAGGGGGCAAAAGCCTCCTTGCGCTTAGCTTATCAAAAACAGAAGGGCATATACAATGGAGATTATTTTAATTTTCGTAAAATGGCTGTTTATTTTTGTATGCATTGCGCTGAGTATTAAAGCAATAGATTACATCAAAAATAAAAGAAAGTAGGTTGTACATGCAGACATCAGAAGCGCAAAGACGCGCCAACGCAAAGTATCAAAAGTATAATGTCAAAACTCATACATTAGCGTTTTATCCTAAAGACAAAGAGCTGTATGAGTGGCTATGTGCACAATCAAACAGAAGCGCTTACTTGCGCGAGCTTGTGCGTCAAGACATGCAGCGCCACAAGCAAAAAGAACAGCTTTGAACAGCTTTGAACAGAAGTGAACAGCGCTGAACAGCTTTGAACAGATAAAGCATGTTAATGTATAAAGTGGAAAGTCGTACGTGTAATGCGTGCGACTTTTTGCATATAGGAGGGGGATAAGTGTCAAAAAATCCAAGGAGCACAAACGGCAACGCGCGGCGCAAGCTTGTAGCATGGCTTCGAGCGCAGCAGCTTCCGTGCGCGCTGTGCGGACAAGCGATTAACTATTCATTGCCAGCAAGACATCCTGATTGCTTTGAGTGCGATGAGGTCGTTCCCGTGTCGAGGTATTGGCTGCGCCTGTTTAACAAGCAGCAGCAGTGTTGGGCAGGGCCGTACGAATCTGCGCAGGCTGCTGCATTAGCGCAGGAAAATGTACAGGCATCGCATAGGCACTGTAATTTGGACAAGTCAAACAAAGTTGTAAAAGATGTTGACAAATCAAAGATCATTTTCACTTCGCGTCGTTGGTAACCCTGGGGCGGTATCGTCGGCTATCTTCTCGTTGGCATAGAGCCTTTTTTTCAAAACAACATGCGAATGAGTGCGAACACCAAGCAGATCTTTTTACAGGGGGCACCTAGATGCACAAGCCTTTATCAAACGCAGATATAGACTACATCAAGCAAGCGCGCCTGCGTGGCGTGGCCACAAAAGATATAGCGGCACACCTTGGCTGCACTACAAGAACTGTACAAAAATACACTAACAGATTCAAGGCTGAAACCATTCCTCTTGTAGCAACGACCAGCGCAAACACAAAAAGCACAGCTGACGACTTGGGCATGCTTGAGCGCTTGAAAGAAGCGCGGAACATTCTGCGCACACAGATGCTTGAAGCAGACCCGCGAAACATTGCCTCCATCGTAAAAGAGTACCGAGCAGTATGTGAAGAAGTCGAGAGAATCGAAGAGAAAGACAGCGAACGAGAAAAGGAGCTCAGTCAATCAGATGACCCTCTCGACAAAGCACTCGCTCAAACCCTTGGAGCCTAGATATTGCTATCATCGACCATACAAGCTGAATCTTGAATCCGTAATTGAAGCGCTTGCCCAAAAGGCAGGCGTTTTTTTATTGGAATGGCAAAAGCGAGATTTAGCCATGATCTCTGCTATCGACGAGCAGAAACAATTCGTGCATCGTCGTGTGTGCTTGTCGATTCCTCGCCAAGCGGGAAAGACAACCATCATTGAGTGGTACGTGCTTGTCCTTGCCATGCTTTTGGGGGCACGCGTTTTATGGACGGTTCACAACTATCAGATCATTGTGAAGACCCTCGAGGACTTCCGTGTGATTTTGGGCCGCAAAGTAAATGATGAGCTGCATGGCATTCCTTGGTTTAATAGCAAGCTTTCCCGCACGAGCTCAAAAACGGCACAGGAGGGCTTCTGGTTCAAGTCGTACAGAAAAGGCCTAAACGCAGGTTGTATTTGCTTTTCGACACGAACCAAAAACGCCAGCCTTGGCAATACCTTTGATATCGTCGTGCTCGATGAGGCCCAAGAAGTAACCACAGAGCACCTGCAAGCAATCTTGCCGACGACATCATCAGGAGCGCTTCACAACCCGCAATACATCTATATGGGAACACCTCGCCGCGCAGGCTCTACGGCTGATCGCTTCGAAGCGATGAGAACCGAAGCGGTCGGTGCGATTGAGAACAAGCAAGACGCAGGCGCGCTTTGCTATATCGAATACGGTCTTTCTGAAATCGGAGATGTTTCCGATGAAGACAGGTGGTACAAAGCAAACCCCTCGCTCGTGGAAGGCGTTGCTAACATTGAAGCTATCAGGGAGCTTTTGCCACAAATGGGCAGGCTTGCTTTTGCGCAGGACTGTTTAGGTGTGTGGCTAAAGCCTCAAGAGCTATCAGCGGCCGCAGGGACGCCTTTAATCACATCTGACGAGTGGCAAGCTTGCGCTACAGATAAAGCGCCCACAGCAGCGCCCTGTGCGTTCGCGGTCAAGTTTTCCGTCGACGGTCAATACTTTGCTGTTGCCGTGGCGCTCGAAGAAGGCGACCACACACACGTTGAGCTTGTCGATATCCGCTCAACCGTCGGCACAAAGCGAGCGCTTGCCGATTTTGTCAAAGCGAGGGCGCAGTCGGTACCCGTCATTATTGACGGTCGAGCTGGGCAAGATTCACTGATTGAGCGAGTAGAACAAGATTGCCCGCATTACAACATCATCAAGCCAAAAACGGCGGATGTCATTGCGGCAAACACAACTTTTGTAGATGCAGTCCAAGAAAAGACATTGAGCTGGTACTTACCTAAAGGCGTCACGGAGCCAGACGAGCTCACAAAAGCAGTCACACAGTCCTACAGGCGAACCATAGGCAAGTCTGGTGGCTGGGGCTTTGACGGTGAGCTTTCGGCAGTGGTAGAGGCAGCAGCACTTGCCGTTTGGAAATCAAAACAAGCGAAAGAATACGAGCCGCAGGAGGCGTACTTTTAATGAATATCAGTAAAGACATTGCGCGGGCTGACGGCTTGGCGCCAGAGCTTTGCGGTCTTACCGAGGAGCTTGTCGATACGTGGCAGCGCCACTTAAAAACAAATCAGCTAAGAGACGCATACTACAACAGCGACAACCCGCTTAAAGATCTCGGTGTAAGCGTTTCGGCGCAGATGAAGAAAAAGCTTCAACCGCATATTGACTGGGCCGCAAAGTGTGTGAACTGGTGGGCAGACCATGTGCAATTTACAGGCTTTGTCGCTAAAGATGAAATATTGCAAGGCCAAATTGACAAGCTTTGTAAGCTTAACGACATTGACAACCTTGTACAGAAGGTCGTGCAGTCTTCACTGCGGCATTCCGTAGCGTTCATCACGGTCACAAAGGGCAACCAAGCATGGCAGGAGCCTGATGTTGTGTTGTCGGGGTACCCCGCAACAGCGGCAAGTGCGATTTATTCCAACGCCAAAAAGCGCATTGAGGCGGGCCTTGTTGTCGTAGACACCAAATACAGCAAATCTAAGCGCAAAAATGTGCCAACGCTCATGTATCTGTTTGATGACGAGACGGTCACGGTGCTCACGCTTGTACAGGGTAGGTGGGTGGCTCAAACCACGCCTCACAACATGGGACGTGTTCCTATGGAGCATCTAAGCTACCACGCAACACTTGAGCGGCCTTTTGGATCTTCTCGCATTTCTCGTACCGTTATGAGCCTTGTTGATGATGCGCAGCGCGAACTGATGAACATGAGCGCCTGCGCTGCTTTTTCGGCGGCGCCGCAAAAGTTCATTTTAGGTGCAGACCCCGAGCTTGCTAAAAAATTGGCTGAGACGCCGTTCGGCGCTTACGTGGGCTCGCTTGCGATTATAACGCCCAACAAGCAAAACCAAACGCCGCAGATGGGCCAGCTTCCACAGCTGCAAATGCAGCCTCACGCTGACTACATCCGCATCTTGGCTGCGCTTTTCAGTGACGCGACAAATGTACCCTTATCTTCGCTTGGTTTTTCGGGCGCAAACCCGACGAGCGCAGAAGCCCTTATCGCTTCGCAAGAAGACGCAATCGTTGACATCAACAACTACATTTCGGCTGCAAAAAGGACGCTTTCAAACGTGGCCATTATGGCAGCCGCTCAGCTTAATAACACGAGCTATCAGCAAGCTGCAAAAAGCTATGACATAGCCTGCACATTTGCCAACCCCGCCACACCGTCGGTTGTGTCGGTCACCAACGCCGCCGTGCAGAAGGTGGGCGCTTTCCCGTGGATGGCGCAGTCTGATGTGCTTTTGCGTGACATGGGTTACAAGGGCGAGACGCTCGAAGAGCTTCGAGACGACAGGCGCAAGTTTGAGGCGCAGCAGCTAATGATGCAGACGGTGGCAAGTCAGGCGAGAGACAGGCCAAATGACACATCAGATGACACCCCAGAAGAGTAAAACATGGAAATCAAAGCTTCAGATCTGAACGATTATGAGAGCGAGCTCGCGCTTTACCAAAAGAAAAGTCGCGAGGCCTTTATTGCTTGCATGAAAGCTCACATGCAATTGAATGATGACACCGACAAAGAGCACCTCAAAGAGGTATATAAACAGGCTGTTGACGCCGTCCAAATTTGGGGCAATACCACGGCTGGCGCAGCCTGTAAGTTTTTCGGGAAAACAGCACGAGCGAAAGCCCGTATATGTGATGTGCCAGATTTTATTCTTGAGCGCATAAACGACCGCATTATTGACTACTCAAAGACCCACGACATACGAAGTGATGAGTTCTTAGAGCTCGTGGGCTCATGTGCCGGATCCGAGGTTCGCCACAACGCCGATAGGACTACTTACAAAAACGCGAAGCGGCTAGCCACGAAAGGGGTTAAGTATTGCCGTGTTGCACAGAGCGTGTCATGCTGCTTTTGTCTCATGCTTGCAGGTCGCGGCCCTGTGTACTGGACAAAAGAGACCGCGGGCGAGGGGATGCGCTATCACCCAGGGTGCAAGTGCAAGATCGTTGCCTGTAGAGAAGGCGACACAATCAAGGGCTATCACCCCGAAAAAATCAACGCGGCCATGGAAAAGATCGCTGATTCTTTGGGGATTGATAACTGGCTTGATTTTGTCGATGACAAAGACATTCAGAAACTTCTCGAGCGGGAGCTCAAGCGCCGTGATCCTCGGTGGGTGCTTGAAGGCATAAAGCCTAAAGTTGACTATTCGAAAAACCCTCGCAAAAAGTATGGCGTTCGCAAGGTGGAGAACGACGATTATTCGAAACAAAATTTCAAGAAAACGGGTGAGGAGTGGCGGGATCTATTTGTTCATGACAGCTTGGCTTTGAATGGGTTTGCATTACAGCCGCAGGGGCTTGATTCGCTTGATTTGAAGCTTGGGCCACGTATGGAGTGGTGGGAAATAAAAAGCCCCATTCAAACTAAGGCCTCCAATCTTGATTCAGTACACTGGGTGGAAAACAACATTAAGCAAGCAAAACGTCAATTCAAGAAAAGAGGAATGGTAGACCAAGCGAAGGTAGTTGTAAGCAGCTACTATCATCCTGCTGAAGACGCATGGATTGAGCAAGAGCTCTTAAAAAGGGGGCTCCAGCACAATATTAAAGGGTTGATTTTTATAAATAAAAGAGGGGAAGTCAAAGTCCTTATATAAACGCAGAAGATGGCCTCTCCCATTAGCGGAGCGACGCATCTTCTGCGTTAGTGGCATTATACCACAACATTGTTGATTTAGGGCGCAGACGTGCGCCTTTTTTCATATACCGCATGCAGCGGGTAACTGCATACAACTGTACTCACAGGCATAACCGCACCAAGCGGGGAAAGGTTTTTAAGCATGGAAAAAGAAAACCAGCAAGAACAAGAGCAGAAAATGTTCACACAAGACGAAGTGAACAAGCTCATGGGGGCGCTTCGCAAAGAAAATCGTGAGAAGTACGCTGATTACGATGACCTAAAAGCAAAGGCTTCGAAGTTCGACGAAATCGAGCAACAGAGCAAGTCGGAGCTTGAGCGCATCACAGAGCGTGCTACAAAGGCAGAAACAGAGCTCAAACAGCTTAAAACAAAGGCCGAACATGACCAGCTAAAAGCAAAAATCGCTGATGAGCTTAAGG